TGCCCCCATATGGACATCACTCCACCTAGTACGGTAGAGCCAAGCATTGTTATTAGTTCTAGTGGTAATCCAAACATATTATTCTTTCTTAGTTAGGGGTATCACGCTCACCTAAAGCGTCTTTTACTAATGAAGTGTACTCATCCCCCTTGGTTCCAAATCCATCAGAACCCGACACACCTGTATATAACCACTCCTCTGCTGCTGTAGCTCCCTGATTGTGTGCATATCCTAGTACGGCAAGTTTATCTTTATCTGACATGTCTCTATATGCTTTAGAATACCTAGTTAGATGCTCATGGTTTTTCTGTGTGTATATCTTAAAAGCTTTCTCTTGTAATTTCTTATCTTTTCTAAAAGCTTTTCTTTGTTTAGAATCGCTGTGATTCATTTTATTTTTTTCTGCTTCGCTTGTTAGCTCTGCTTTTACATCAGCTTTAGCACCTTTTCCAAGCTGATACTTACCATCATAACCATCATTATAACCGCCTTTTATGTTATACCTATTTGAGCTTTCCTTATCAGCTACGGCTGCAGCAAACTTATCAAAGTCACTCTTAGAGAAAGTTTCTAATATACTTCCTGATGTTGACTCACTATCTAGTATCTTTTTTGTTTCAGACGCACTTATCGGTGGATCAAAATACTTAGGAGCATTTGCTGCAGCTAGTTGTGTTATTGTTTCATTGTCTAGTTTTCCTGTTATAGGTAAACCTGATGCCTTTTGAAACTTTCGTAAAGCTCTCCTAGTACCACCCCCAGCTTTACCATCTATGCCCATAGGTCTGTAACCTAAATCTGTTAAGGCTCTTTGAGCTTCTATTATAACTGCGTTGGGCTGATTTTGCTGTCCTTGAGGAACCATCAAGCCCTGCCTAGTCTGTGGATTATTATCTAGGAAGTCTCCCTCATCATAAGTTCTATCCTTTTCAGGTACAGTAGATTGGTAATACTGCGAGTCAGGATCAATAGCATCAGACATTATTTGACCAGATGAAACATAAAGATTATCATCTACATCTTTATACGTTTTAGCTTTTTTAACTGGCACTTTTATAGTGTCACCTGCGAATATTGTATCCTTCTCACTATCTGGTATGTTGTTCAACTGTTGCAGAACTTGTACTGTAGTGCCTCTGTCTTGAGCTATCTGAGATAGAGTGTCTCCTTTTTTAATAGTGTAGTCTACCTCAGTAGGAATAATTCCTTGTGATAATGCCCTAGTTTTAGCATCCATATTAGATGGCATCTCTGGTGACACAGATAGTTCTAGTGGATCAGGACCACCTGTAAAGCCACGATTTACACCAAACATATTTAGTCTAGGGTTGTCTGTATTTACGCCAAACATATTGATAGTGCTAGGAGGCAGGGTAGGAGGTACAGGACTTCTTGTTACTTCTATTCCTAATTTAGGTGCATCAAAAAGATACTGTTGCTTACCGTACTCTCCACCAAATTGTCCTATACGTGTAGTAGGGTCATACCCTCTAAACGCTGGACCTTGGTAAACTCTCTTACCATCAACTATCACATCTTTTGGTTCGTCTGCACCAAAGGACTTAAAGAAGTCCACAGTCTTTTCATATACTTTAGCTACAGTAGATTTGTTTTCAGACTCATCCCTGTTGGGATTATTATCCTGTCCACCGCCAAATGTATTAGTGCCAAATGTATTAGTTGAAGAAGGCTTTGCACCTATGCCTCTTGTAGGACTACCGCCAAACCGTTCTGCAGGATCTGGCCCCATACCACCAAAGCCACTAGACTTAGATGGTTTAGGATCTGCTTTCTTAGTAGTCTCACGAGATCTACCATACTGGTCATACATTTGTTTTTGTGAAAACTTTGGATCGTACATTGTTATACCTTTACAACGGTAGTGGTAAATATTTACCGATGATGTAAGCGGCTGCGCCTGTAACAAGCTCACCAACAAAGCCACCAGCAGCAGTTTCAAGGAGTGTTTCTGATGACCCACTTGCATCTATCTGTGCCTCTGCTATCTTTGTTATTCTGTCTCTCTCACTTTCACCAGACTGCCATGCCCATGCTAACAGATCTCTCTCACGTTGTATAGCATTATTATACATTGTAGATGTGAGGTTGTTTGCAACTAAAGCTGCATCTCTGTTTGCTTGGTTAGCTGCTGCGTTGGCTGCTGTAGTAATAGCTTGCGCCCATGCAGCATTTGCTTGTGCAACTATCAGGTGGTTCTGTGCGTTGAACTGGTCACGTGCATTTGTCTGTGCAGTATTGAACTGAGATATTGCATTAGTCTCACCTGCATTGAAACGGTTGATAGCGTTGATCTGTTCTGCGTTAAACCTTTGTACCTGTGAACCTAGTCCTGCAAAGAACTGGTCTGTTTGGTTTTGTGATGTAGCATTGAACTGGCTTGCAGCATTTATTGCAGCAGCATCACTTAGTATAGACTGAGAAGTCTCTTGCGCTTTAAGCACTTGCATCTGCTGCTCATTGCTTAGATTAGTCAAGTCCATCTGTAGGAATGACTTAGCATTCTGTACGTTAGCAGCCTGTCTGTTGTTTAGATTAGCTAGGTCTATCGCAGACAGTGTAGCTGCATCAGCTAAGACCTTTGCTTGTCTAGCATCTAGGTTAGCTAAGTCTACAGTCTGTGCCATTTTAGCATTCTCTAGTGCTATCTGCTGATCTGCTGTAAAGTTTATGTTAGCTATCTCAGATATACGTGCAGCGTTTCTTACCTTGGCTTGGAACTCTTGGTCAAACTCCATGCCCAAAAAGCTGGCACGTTGTTCAGCGTTTCGTAAAGCCATCTCTTGTTTGTTGGATGCATCTATCTGTGCGATAGGTAGTGCTGCTTCCATACCTGCCTGTACAATAGCCATACCTGCCATGCTAGAAGCTGACAGTCCACGTGCAGCCATTGCTGCTGAAGCATTACGCATAGCACCTGCAGCCCATGAGGGTGGATCACCACCTTGGAAGTCCTGCATCAAAGTGTCTAACTCAGTCTTTACAGATGCAGCTTGGTTCTTTGCTATGGTAGCATCTACTCTTCCTTGATCTACAGTAGAGCCAGATACTAGTTGATCATCTGTTACCTCTAGTGGATCAGGAGCATCTACTGTTTGTGGCTCCCCTATTTGTGCAGCCTGTAGCTGTAGTGCTGCTGCTGCAAAAGGGTTCATTTGTGAAGGATCAACAAGAGAGTTTGGATCTAGCTCCCCTTGTGCTGCTAGATAGTTATCTAAAGCTGCTTGTAGTGCTTGCTGTGATTCATATGCTTGATACTGCGCTGGTGTCATAGCAGCAATTTCTTCTGCTGTTGCAGCCCCTGCTGCTGTTGCAACTCCTGCTTGCGCTGCTGCACCTGCTTGACCTGTACCTTGTTTTAGTAATGTGTTTGGTCCACCATCTGCTGCTACAACTCCTGCTCTAGTTACACTTGCAGTAGGATCTTCACCTATCTGTTTTGATAGGAGGGAACCACTTGGCATTTGTGTGCCAGTCGGTCCTGAGTAGGTAGTACTGGTTCCACCACCGGGAAGAGGAGTAACGGTTGAACCATCTGGGTTTGTAAAAGCAGGTGAAGTTGTATTTGTTGCGGCTCTTATTCCACGTGTCAGATCCTGAGTGATATTTCCTTTATACCTACTACCACCGCTTGATCCTCTTGTTATAGGTACTGAGTTTGCTTGGGAAGTTCCACGATACTTATCATCACTTTGTCCACGCATACCAGATGCTCTATGGGCTGCATTATAGGCTGCTACAGTTTTCTTTTCTGGTGGTAAGGCAGCATACTCTTTTAGTGCAGCAAAACCTGTTGCTGCATTGATACGCTTGCCTTCAACCATCTGCCTAGCTGCCATAGTGTACTTACCCATCTTGGCTGCTGCTGCAGGACTAGCTGCTAGGAAAGCATTGATAGACTTTTGATCACTAGGTCCACTATAGCCCAACGCTGGTAGTATCTTGTTTGTCATTGTCTCAGGCTTGAAACCCATAAATTTTTTAGCCATATCTTATTTCCCTATTTGCATCCACAATGATGCGGCAATGAATGTTATTATTGCTACTGTTGACATCTTTACAATAGTTGACCACACACCCTTACGTGTATCACGCCATGCTTCTAGTAAGCTACGCATCTCACTTATATCTTTACGAGCATCATCGTCATGTAGTCCTACCTCACGTAACGCTGCTGTAGCGCCACGCTTGGCTGCACGATCTAGCATATCCTCTAGTTCTTCTGGTGTCATACTATTTCCAATGCGCTGCTGCTAATCGGTGAAAAGTTCCACTGGGGTTACCATTATTTCCAGGATTGGTTTGAGTACATACATGACTTGTTGTGCCTGATGCAGTTCCTTCGTCTTTCCAACTGTAGTGATTGGTAGCGCTCTCTAAATCAATTTGCAGTAACTGATCAGCATTGCTAACTGTTACACCATTAGCAGGAATAGTATCTTCCGTAACACCAGAACCTATTGTTACGCCATTATACTGAGTTGCCAAAGATATGGTATGAGTATATGTATTGGCGGTGGCATTTGTGGTGGCTGTTGTAGATCTAGGTGTGGAACTCTCATATCCAGTGATCTCCCAAACATGTGCCGTTGATCTCCCACTACCACCATTGCCAGAAATGTATTGATTACCAGATGCAGAGGTAACCAAATAATATACTGCTGACATACTATTTTGAGCATTACTTGCAGCGAGTGTCATAGCTGAACTACCTAAGCTACAGTATGTATTAGCATAACCTGGCAGTTGCAAAGTAACTACAACAATTTTTGTACCAGAACTTAGACTTACATACCCAGCAGGAAATCCGTTGCCAGTTGTAAGTGTACGGCCTTTGTAAGTTGCAACAGGGGCAGTGGCTGAAACTCCATAATACTCGTTAAAAGAGTTTTGTGATGTAGATCCTTTACCAATCATGGCACGAATATCACTATCATTCATAGCAGCTTGAGAGCCACTAGAACCACCAGCTTCAACATGTAATTGATTTAAACTTATTGCACCACTACTAGGTAGAGTCATTACTCACACTCACACTTTTTGCATTTACATTCATCTAGTTTTTCTTTTAATTCTTTTATTGCTTCTATCAGTAGTCCATGCAGTTGATCATACTGTACTGTTTTATACTCAACACCTTCTTCACCATGAAATACTAGTGATTTATTTTCTACAGCAGATGGTAATACTTTTTCAACTTCTTGTGCAATTACACCAGCAGATCTTTTACCATCCTTATTATAACTAAATGTATAACCACTTAGTTGAGACACTTTATCTAAAGCACTATCTATTTTTTCAATATCATGCTTTAATCTTTTATCCGAAACTGTTGTAGAAAAGGCTGTAATATTTCCGTCTACATGTAAGTCTCCATCATCTTCAAGCCTCATATCCTCCGCACCAGCAGTGTAGAAACGCATACCATGACTGGCATCAAAGAAAATGTAATCGCTAGAGTTACCAGTATATATATCCGTATTGCTACTTGATCTTCTATCCGTCTTTAAAGCGAAAGTTAAATCATAGGGATCTGCATCTGAACCTGTTGATACATCAGTCCAGTTTACGTCTATGCCATCTCCTTCAACGAACTTAACTTCTTTACCATCATCAATAGTAACTTCAGTACCATCACCATCTTCCAATATAAAGTTAGACATAACACCACCACCAGCAGATGATAAAGTACCGTTAACAGTTAGGTTACCTGTTATGGTAGCATTCTCATCTACAGTAAGTGTGTCTGTTTTAACTGTACCATCGAAGAAAGCATCTTTGTATTGTAATGCTGTTGTACCTAAATCTACAGTGTTAGTTGTTTTAGGTCTAAGTACAGATGCTGTTGCAACTATGTCTTGTGATGGTCCTATCTTTTCAATAGGTGCGCCTTCTGCTGCAGTACCATCGTGGGTGTGACCAGTACTAGCATTGAATGCTGACTGTATCTGATTGTACTCATCATTGAAATCATCAGCGTCAATAACACTTCCTGTGGTAATATTAGCTGATGCCTGTCTTGTATAACCTGCCATTGTTACTGCCTATCATGTTGTCTATACTCAAGCACTGCTGTGTCAAGAGTAAAGGTTGGGTTTGTTGAGTTATCTGTGATCCTCATTGCTATTGTTTTGAATGAACCTACCAAGTTTTGTTTGTATATCTGATCTAGTACACCACCATAAGTAACACCAGAACCTCCATATATTGAAGTAGATGCACCATATAAACTTATACCACCACCTGCTGCTGAAGAGGACACTGATATAGTTGGAGGCTGTATAACACTAGGATCATTACCTGCATCAAAGTCTATCTTAAAGTTTACATCTACATTCATAGTTCCTGTAGGCTGTGCATACAAGGTTAGTTTATACATAGTCTTACGTATCTGTGGATCTGTAATAGGCATAAACGGAGATTCATATATTGACTCTATAGGACCACCATCAAAAGAGTTACCTGAATCCATCCTGTAACAGAAACCATCATCATTGCCAAACATAATAGTTTCTTGTGCGCCTGAATATGTACTATCTGCTACGTTTACTTTTAGTCCTTTAGTTCTGGACCAAGCTATACCACTACCACCTTGGGCTACAAATTTAGTAGCTATCAGTCCTGATGCACTACCTGCCTGTACAGAAGGTATATATGCAAAGAGTCTATACTGGGATTTACCTCTAACTAATACAGAACAAAATACATCTGTCTGTGAGATAAACTCGTTAGCATCCTTATAAATTGGGTCAGATGCAATGTCAAGAGCAAGGTCACCAATACGATCAGTAGCACTAAGTAAACGTATACCATCAGGAGATAGGTAAGCTATGTCACCACCAAATTCCTGAATACTATCTGGGTTGATACAACCTATTCTATCTGTTATAGGTTCTAGTTTAAAATCAGATGAAGTACTGCCTACTAGCTTTTTGATTGTGTCTGTAGTAAAGATGATAAGCTGTTCACGAAAGCCTATCATACCTGTCACATCAAAGCCTACATTTATTGTACCAGCACCATTGCCTGTAGCAAAATCATCTACTGTGTTAGGTGCTGTGAAGAATATCTTACTACCCTTAGAGTAGAAAGCATGGTTTTTAAATACTGCTACGTTCTCTGCGCCTTGTACGTCTGAACTGTTTGATGAAGTTAGAGATGTTGTAGTGCTTCCACTAGCGTTGAATATTATTGGAAAGCTTTTACTATCAACAAATATAGTTTTGTCTTCTTGCGTAAAGTTAAAGGATGCGTATCTAGCTTTTAAAGTATTAGTAGAAGAGCTTGTACCTATGTGTGACCAAGTAGTTCCTGTGCCATGAAAGTATAATGTTTTATCAACCTGAGTAGAATGAAACGTACCAAAGGTAAGAACAGTATTGTCTAATATTGACTGGGCAGAATCTAGTACAATATTACTTTGATTCGTTAATGAAGCTACTTTTACAACACCAGATATACCTGTGCCTGTAACAAACATACCAGCTTTTATATTAGTAATAAAACTAAGTACAGCATTGTCAGCTAAAGATACTGCTGTGTCTAGTATAATACTATTCTGATTTGTTACTGTCTTTACTGTTACTTCCCCAGTAATGCCAGTGCCTGTTACAACCATTCCTCTAGTAATAGTTCCAAAGGATGCACCAGTACCAGCAACAGTAAAGCCTGTTATAGGACCAGTATTTATAGCAGTACCAGAGATAGATGCAGTTGCTACAGTACCTTCCGCTAAACCTGTACCTGCTATCGTAGCTGCTGTTATCCCACCTGAACCATCCACTGCAGTTATTGTTATGGTTGCATCGTTAGCAGTAGTAGCTCCGTTTAGTTGTGTACCAACTATAGTAATTGTTTCACTAGCTGTATACCCTGAACCTGCTGCACTAATGGCTACGGTATATACAGAACCTGTTTTAGTAACGTTAAATGTAGCACTGCTACCAGAGCCACCATAACCAGACTGTGTTGGGTTAGTGTATGTAGCAGCAACATTGTTTATACTACCTACTGTAATCGTTGCATTGTTAGCAGGAGCAGCACCACCTAACGCTGTACCAGCTACAGTAACAGTTTCACCAACTTTGTAACCACCTGTACCTGCATTGACAATAGCGACACTGTAAGTAGCACCTGTTCTAGTAACATTGAAAGTAAGGCCAGTACCAGCCGATCCATTGTAGGTGTTTGCTGGTGTATTGTGTGTAGTAGGAGCTATACTGCTTACTGTAACAGTTGCGTTGTTTGCTGTAGTAGCACCACCTAAGTTTGCGCCTACTATTGTTACTGTTTCGTTAACTGCGTACCCTGTACCTGCTGCATTTACTCCTCCTGTATACGTGCCATTTGTATTTGTAATATCAAATGTAGCACTTGAGCCAGTAGCAGAAGCTGTACCTGTTACGCCTGTAAATGCACGTACTCTGTCTACAACTACTGCAGTCTTTGAAGTAATAGCACCATTTACTATAGCTGTAGCTG